GTTATTGCCTAATTCAATACGATGCTTCTTATCCTTACAAAGCTTAGTAAGAATCTTAACCCACTCACTCTTCGGAGCGTCAGGATCAATGAGGTAACCAGTCTCCCCATTGATAATCGTTTCATCATAGCAGCCAACGTTACTAGCTACCAAAGGAATCTTATAACGTGAACACTCAGCAACCTTGATATCAGACTTCGAATCATTGAAGTTGTTCATTTGTAAAGGGGCTATTGCAACGTCCATATCGGCGTAGTAACGCCCGTAAGCGTCAGGGGGTAGTGCGTAGTGTATGTTGTAGTTTTTGTTCCCCTTGAAGCCTCTCAGGAGGCTCTGCATATACTCAGGCCAGACCTTAGCCTCCCAACTGTTCTTATCTTTATTAGGATCTGGTGGGGGATGACCGTAGAAATTCCATTGCACATTCTCTTTTCCAACTTTTTGATTAACAAGGTGAGGAACAGCATTAAACACCCTTACATCTCCTCGGTGATGAATACCTGCTGCGTATCCTACTCGGGTAAACTTAGCCTTTGTCTTGGAGTGGTTCCAAGCAGGCAAAGAGTAATCAATAACGTTTTTAACTACAGCCAAGCACTTACCTATTAAAGGTCTAATCCTATGTGCAAACTTAGTTTGAGTTACCGTAACTAAGTCTGCGTGGTAATAGCAAAACTTAGTAACCTCATCAAGATTATTGTCTTTATAAGTCTGGTAGAGGTGGTGCTCCTCATACAGGTCCGTCAATAAATCATCGGTATCGAAATGAACAAACTTCTTTAGCTCTTTTGCGATACCTATAACACGAGCAGTATAGGGTCCTCCAAACTTTAATATGTTTGCTACAAACACAATATCAGCCCAATTCATATCAGTGAGCTTATCGGAAGGAGGTGCATAATTCTTAGCGGCATCAACTTCTAGAGGATTATCGTTATACCTAACCTCGACCTTATCACCCATTACCTCTTCCATCATTTTCATGGGGGATAATTGTCTATAGTAGCTACACCCTCCATGGTTTGCAAATACAACCAGGATCTTAAGCTTACGATTCATAGGATCATTATAGCCTTACATGTCTGTATATGAAAAAACAGAGGGCAGGCTTTTAAGCCTGCCCTCTGTAGAGTTATCTTACCCCAAGATAACTACTCGGTCTTTTCTTCCTCTTCTTCCCAGTCTTCGTCTTCTTCCTCAAAGACTTCCTTTGTGGATTCTGAACTATGGGCTAACCCCAATGCACTTGCCATCGAAACCAATGCATCCTTCACTTCAACCTTACCATTCAGAGGTGCCACAGACTTCAAAGCGTTACCGTAGTGCTTCCTCTTTCTGCGTGACAACAGCAGACCTAGAGCTTCAAAAGCAGCTACACCTGGGACCAAGGTAGTCGCAACAGAAAGACCAATACCTAGAACTGAGTCTAGCCATCCTTCCCCAGGGTTCGTAAGGTCTACGGTATTAAGCATCGGATCAATAACACAATCCTTATCAACAATCACAGGAACCTTACCCGCTGCCTCAAACTTTGCTCTGGTGACAGGATCAAGGGTGCCAAAGTCAACTGGGATCACCTCATTCATACACTCAGGTCGCACGTTGTCAACAGTCGTAACCATCGTATCCTTGAAAAGACTCTCAAGGAAAGTGCAACTCTGCATAGAAAGGGCTAAAGTCAGAACGACTAGCCCACTGATAAACTTCTTATTTCTCATACTTGTAAATCCTCCCCTTCTTCCGAAGTTGTTTCGGTCTTAATGGGATTAAGTGAGGCTTCAAGGTTCATAATGAGTTCCTTGCCCTCTTCATAACTACCGATCTCAGTAAGAGACCGTAGATCCAGTTCAGTTTCCATCCACTCAGCTACCTGGGCGGGTGTTCCAGCACGAGACTTCTTATACTTGGCCTGAGACTCGATAAAGCTTATCCATTGTCCTTGTTGCGTGATACGAACATTAAAGTCATTACCTCGCTCAAGATCAATGATGGTGCTGTTATCAGGATCATCCTCGTCAGTGAAGTCATCGCTAATCATAGCCGACATAACACGATCAAACAATTGCTTGCTCATCGCAATATACTTGACTGGATCTTCACCAGCCTCCTCTAGAGCACGGATTACACCCAAAGTGTAGAACCTTTCCTTCGCCTTAAGCTTAGTTGCAAGGTCTCCGAACTTAGACTTAACATTCTTACCATCCTCGTCACGACCAAGGTTTAGTTCCTTGTGCCTACGCCAAAGATCGAAGTAGTAGTCACACACAGGGCACTTCTCACCCTTAGGCTTACGGCACTTGTAGTTCCGCCACTGACCCTCCATGTTCTGATACTTATGAACAGCACCCTCTACAAAGAACTCAAGAGGATCATCCTTACCTGGGAGGAATCGGACACTATTATCCCCATCCTTAAAGGTTGCCCAGTTAGACATACCTCCTTGTCCTGTTCCTTGAGTCTTATCCTCATTCATTACCTTCTTGTGCATCTCGCGCAGTTCTGCTAGTGTTTTTGCCATTGTATTTATCCTATTTGGGCTATTGGTTTGCAATTGTGTGCTAACAAGTTATTGAAAAAGCTTAGATTCCTGCCTGCTGTTAGCTGAAAGCTGGGTAAGCATGTCTTTCTTCATCTCTAGGGTGTTACAGAGGCCCTTGGCGTAACCATAACTTTCTTTAAGATGAAGAACTTTACTATTTAGATCCCTCGTCAACTCAAGCGAGTTAACATAATCTTCAGCCGCAACAGCAGTGAGCTTAACGCCCTCACTTCTCTTTTCTGTTCTAGATGAAGACTTGAAATTCTCTAGTGCCTCCTCGGCATCGTCCAGAAATCTCTTGGCCTGGATCATTATACCATAGTAGTAGGCATATTGAGAGGAAATATTAGAAAGTTGATCGGCGGCCAGATTAGGGTCACGAGCAACCTTAGAAATGATACTAACAATGTGTTGATAGGTATCATGGTTTAGTTCTTTAGGGTCTGTTTCTACGATGTTAAGCATAAATCGCTAATAATAGTTTAGGGTTAAGGTGATGCAGAGCCATAGTCTGCTTAGATAAGCATACCACCAGTTGTTCGTTCGTCAAGAACATCCTTTGAAGATCAAAGTTCTTTTCGTCAAAACCTGCTCCTTCAAGCATACAATGGTAAAGCTCATGAATAATAGTCTCCCTTGCATCAGAATCAGATAAGTTCATTTCTAATTTTATTTTATGAGACTCCCAATCGCAGACACCATCGACCTTTTGCTCACCTTCATAAAGGTCAGAGTGAAGCTCAATTGAGAATATTGACCACCCTACGTTGATGCTAGATATTTCCTTATCAATAAATTTGTTGTAGATATGCTTCTTATCCTTAATAAAAGGAAAATCAGACGGAATGTTGTTCTTCATGTGAAGGCTCCCTCATTTGTAGTGTAGTATAATCTACACCGATATTAATCAAGTAATGCTGCTTTGAGTCTCGTGCCTTGATCACAAACACTCTCATCGTCCCTTCATCATACTCTTCTTGAGTCTGATTTAAAGAAATAACCCAATCAGCCGGTCGAATCTTTCCATATGAGTCACCTAACTCAGCATCGGTAATAATAGCCACTCTTCGAGCCTGTCTATTGGTTTGAGATGCTGTCCAAACTAGGCACTTATGCTCAACCGCAAGGCCACGAAGCTCCTCAGCAATACGTTGTTGTGCCAGATACTCTGAGTCGATAATACGGTTTGGCCTAAGAAGCTCAAGGTAATCTACGACAATAAGGTCCGGCACAAAGTCTTTATGCAGACGTAACTGCACCAGCAACGCACGCAATTGATTAACATTAGAACCCCCAGTAGGGAACTCCTTAATTAGCAACCTACCATTAGTCTTTTTCCTAACCTCATTTAGGCGATGCTTAAGCTTTATTTGACCCTGCTGCTTCTTGAGATCAGAATTACGAATCTCAGTAAGAACAGAATCAAACCTACCTGCAATTTTATCTTGGCTCATCTCTAAGGATAGATATAGAACATTCTTACCCTCATAAATAGCCTTTGCACCTTGATTCACCAGATACAAAGACTTTCCTACACCTGGGGGAGCTACGACAATAGCTAACTCTTTTGCAGCTAAACCGCCATCAAGATTGCGGTCATGGGTCTTAAACACCGTTCCAATCCTACTCTCCCTATTCTCCTCACGGGATCTAATGAGTCGATCAGATACCTCCTCAAAATAATCTTGTCCTACGTCAACATTACGGTTGATTAGAAGAGCGTTCTTGACCAGTTCCTCGACCTCGGCGATGTCGCCTTCTTCATTAAGGATGACCATAGCCTTTCGGACGGCCTGATCCATAGCCTTCTGCTTTGCAAACTCCTCTACGGTATCTAAGAGAAATTCACGATCACCTAGGCAAGCCTTATCAATAGTGTCAATCTCAGCGATCGTGTTTTCGTAATCAATACCCGTATCCGCTGCCCCTGGAACATTAGCATTGATAAAGTCGGGTAAGATCGAATCAGATGGAAGCTTGCGATACTTATCGTAGTAGTTCCTAACACCCAAGAAAACATTCTTGTATGCAGGGAAGTCGAAGTATTCAGGCTTCAGAAGAGGCACAATCTCCGAGAAGAACTCAATGTCCTTCTTCAGGAGATAAAGACAACCCCGCTTGGTGTTGTCGCTAATGTGGTAGGGCATGTTGTATTATA